TGCAACAGTGTGTGTATCCTGTCCATTATATTTTTCGCCTCTAAACTACCTCTATATCTACTCCAAACATCTATGTTTACAGAAACCTCTGAGCCTGTTGAATCTTTAGTGCTGTAATCTATCGCGGTATCTTCACCTAACTGGACGTAAGGGTAGGAGGTGTTTTCTGGTATATCGTCAAAAACTTTAGCCCCTAAAACAGCCGTAAGATTGTTATCCGTAGATAGGAGGGAGAAAATTGCTGTCTGCAATGCAAATTGATTAATGCTCATTTAGTCTCTCCTTTAAGCCTTATCAAACCCTCTCTTATAAATATCTTCTTTATATCTTTTGCGCTTTTTCTGAGAGCGGGTTGCATAAATGGACGCTTGCCCATGCTTGTAGTGCCATATTCAAGATGCTTTGAGTAAGGGGCTGAGGATACAACCTCACCTATAGCCGCAGAACCTTCAATATACGATGAGGCGCTTATTTGAGATATTAAAAAACCTGTATCGGTTGCTGGGGCTTGCCCTTTTGCGGACTGCTTATGCGTTCTGCTTGGGTTGTATTTCTTCACCGTTGAGCCGCTTTTTGCGCCTCCAGCAATAGACTCTATAGCCTTATTTCTAACAACATCCGCAGAAAGTTGAACCGCCCTTCTAGCGTGAACTAAGGGTGCATCAACAAGCCTTTTAGTCATCTTGGCTATAAACTTTTTCTCATTAACAATGACAAAGGTCATACCGCAACCCCTTCCATACCCTTAATAACAAGGTACTTATTTCTTTCGTCAGGATTTATTACCGATGTGATATTAAATATTTTGGTGTTGTAGCTGATTCTTTGGTCAGAAGTTACGCCAGCGATATAACGTACCGTAAAGATGTATACGCCCTTTTCATCAACAACCCCTTGCGTATACTTGCTGGACGCTGATTGTTGCTGTACATGCGCGTTAACTGTGTTGTATGTAGACCACGTTACCCCACGGCCTCCACCCGCATCAGTTGTGCTTGCAACCTTTTGAATTGTAATTCTTTTGTTCATTGCGCCTACGGATGCGCTAGAGACGGCCATTACCCTGTGGCCATTAATACAGAGCTACCCATGCCCCCATGAATGACATACGGAGCGTATAGCTTCTGTATCATAGGAGGCATAGCTAGAGTTTGCTGGTAATCTTTCATGTCACCGCGCTGGTCATACATGTATGCAATATGCATTAACATTCCCAGCTTCAAAGGCTCTGGAACTAGAGATACGCTTGAGTATCCAACCTTGTAAATAACCTTTATAGAGTTAGCCACCCTCAGAGCTGTGGGGAAGGTTTCCCCATTTCTCAAGGTAATTCTTGCTGGCTCTCTTGCGTTATCCACGAAATACTTGGATGCGGCCATTGTAGTAGCCACATCTGAATCGTTAAAGGTTTGAACGCTGACAACAGAATGTACTGGGCCTCTTGCGAGTGTTACATAGTTCTTGTAGTAGTTTAAGAATGGGCCTGTACGCATACCTTCCCATAGAGGTGTTTCCATATCCTCATTAGCATCTAAGAAAAGATGCATGGTTTGGAGCAACATAGCCCTGTTCGTGAACTCTTCGCAAAATTGACGAGCGGCCTTGCCCATCATAAGGAGAATATCAAGATCAGTGTCATCCTGAACCCTACAGTAAGCCCTTATCTCACCCTCAGATAGAGGCTCTGTAGTTGGTTGTGCGCTTACCGTAAGTCCAGCCATGATCGGCCTCTTTTAGTGTTCGGTTACATCCTTCTCAAGCTCTGTGATTAATGCTAAATCATCGCTTGGCAAAAGGTCGGTTAATTTTTGCTTGTTTGCTTGGATAGCTGAATTTACATCGTTTGCGTCAAGCTGTAGCTGAGTCAGTTTATTTTGTAGGTTCTGAACGTGGTTAATAATTAAAACCGCATCAGGACTAAGTGCATTAACAAGCCATTCTTTTGAAACGCCATTATCATAGTCTGCGTAAGTGAAAGTCTCAGACTTCTCTTGAACGCCTGTTTTCTCACCGTTCTTTTCCATTACCATTGAATCAGTCATTGCCGCTTTCTCTTCTAATTTGCTCATATTAGCCTCTGCTTTAGTTATCCCCTACTGGGGTATGAATGTTTATAGTATCAACCAAACTTCGCCACGGCAAGACAGACGAGTATAAAGGGGTAGACTCCCCACATCATATTTTCAAGCCTGTCAAACCTTGACGAGCCTTCTTCAAGCCTTTTTTCTATGTTGTTATACCGTATCAGACAAAGCTCTTCGTGAGCCGCAATCCTATCTACTTCACTTTTTTTCAAGGGTAAACACCTCAACCTTTTCAGATTTGCCTTTGGCTTCTATTGATGGGAGAGATTGTAACTTACATTTAGAGTTTTTGGCAGTCTTATGCCCTATAAGAACATCAACCCCAGCCGCTTTAGTTCCAGACTCCAGCCTAGCCGCTACATTAACCGCGTCACCTATAGCCGTATAATCAAAGCGCTGGTCTGAACCCATGTTACCTATGATTGCATCACCGCTGTTAATTCCAATGCCGATCTTAATGGGGGGCAAACCTCTTGATTTAAACTCAATATTAAGCTCCTCCATATTCTTCTCTATTTGGATGGCGCATTCTATAGCCCAATCTTCATGGTTTTCTAGGTCTAAAGGCGCTCCAAATATAGCCATCATTGCATCACCAATGTACTTGTCTACCATTCCATGACATTGAGCAACCGCTGATTGCTGGGCTGTAAGGGCTTTATTCATTATATAAGCCACTTCTTCAGGCGTTACACTCTCTGACAGAGCCGTGAACCCGCGAACATCTGTAAACAGGAACGTACAGTACCGTTTTTCACCCCCTAACTTGAGTAATTCGGGGTTTTCTTGGAGTTTCTTAACCTGCCTTGGGTCTAAATAATGCTCAAACTGTTTCTTAATCTGTTCTTTTAGCTTGTATTGTTCTCTGTAGTTTACATAAAAGGCAAATAGAGCAACAACAAATTCAGAGACGGTTGCCCAAGTAACATCTATCAGCATTCCAGACCGAATTAAGTAGAACCCAAAACCCATAGTAGCCGCCATAACTACAAAAGAGAGCAAAGCCCCAAGGTACACCCCCAAATAGTTTATTGACAGAAACACCAATAGCGCCCCAGCGACGATAATTGCCGCTTCATACAGCATAGACTCCTGTGGAACCATAGGCATCTTCTTGTTAGATGCGTGAATAATTGTCTCGGCCAATGCCGCTTGTATCTGGTGGGGGTAAAGCAATCCTTTGGGGGTGGCTATTGCGGGGAGTATTCCTTTAGCAGTAGTTCCAATAACAACCATCTTTCCTGAAACATTCATTTCTTGCAATGATGTTGATTCAGTAGCAACCCAGTTAACCCATACTCGCCCATCGCTGTCTGTTGGAATGGGGTTTAGCTGTTTGACCCTTACCTCTTGGATGCCATTAGCGTTTGTTTTAATGACGTAAGTGCTTGTTCCAGTAACCGCCTTTAGTAGTTGAGTGCCAAAACTAGCCATCCACCCCTCTGGACTACGCATTAAAAGAGGCATTCTACGCAACAAAAGATCAGCTTCTAGGGTTGCGCCTACTACCCCCTGCAACGAAACATCGCGCAAAGGCTGTATGTTCTGCGTCACCCCCTTAGCCATAACCCCGCCAATATCATCACCTAGAATTACAGTTCCCTCAGTTTTTGGAACCTCCTTAAATCCATCGGTTTCAAACATAGCGATAACGCTTGGGGCGTAAGATAAGGCTTCTGCAAACACCTCATCCCCTCCAAACCTGTCATCCTCACTAAACACCACCACCCAAGATACGGAGGCCGCACCAGCGTTTAGCAGATCAACATGAATTTCAGCCAGACGCTCTCTAGGGAAAGGCCAGCCACCCTCCCTTTGAATGTCATCTTCAGTTAGGTTTAAAAGAACAATATTTCCTGTAGGTTTCTCCACCTCAATAACGTAGTCAAAAAACCTCAGCTTCATTATTTCAACTATTGATGGGCTGTAGATGTATGCCGTTAAAAGGCAAGCAATAAGAGCCAGCATGATTCTCTTCATACTGAGAAGTCTACTGTATTGCCAAGCCTAGTCAGGGGGAAACCGTACTTGTACCGCTTGTATCTTGAGATGACCCTCAACCTCCCTGCGTAATTCTTATCACTGAATCACCTCCGTTAATTTTAATAGTGTTAGACACCCCATCTTGAATAAGTATTACTGTGTAACCTCCAGATGCATTTAAATCCAGCCTAGTTGATTCGCTTACCTTTCTAATAAGGCTTATGGTCTGGCCTGTAACGATGGTTGCTATTTGTGTGCTTGAATCAAAGCCTAAATTAGTTCCTGCAATAGTAATTCCTGATATCTGAGCTAACTTGTCATCTTCCTCCTCCACGCCAAGTGCATCAATAATGTTAAGTAAGTCCTCCAAGTAATTGACATCTAAGTAGTTTATATCTAGCTCCGTAAACTCAAGGCTGTCATCTTTCAAGAAATCCTCCTCTAAATAATCAATGTCCAAATCATTAAAGTCTAGGATGTTGGCTACCTTGGCTATTCGCTCCCCCACCTCCACCTCTTCCTCTTTAGGCGGGGTAACAATAAGCATGTTATCAATGAACTCAAGCGTTAGGTCTAGGATAACTGGGCTGGAAGGTGCCGACTCAAATACGGATACAGTGGTGGCTTCATATGGCTTATTTAAAACCACTACCCCACCCGCAGTAATTACCTCAATTTCTCCGCTAGAAATTCCGTACTTATCAGGCAATAGAATAATTAGACTGCGCCCCAGCTCGTCTACTGTGGCTGTAAAATCCGTCCCGCGAATTGCAATATCTGCTGTAGGTGTTTTAAGCGTTATGTTTTTCTTATCTATTTTGTTTAGTTTTCCGCTAATGAATCGCGCTGTGCCTAGACCAAACGTAATTGCCATTTTTGACTTTGAAGGGTCTGGGTCGTATATGTAGTTATCTATGGTTAACTGGGAATGTTCCGTGAGCTTTACAACCGAATCATCAAGAAACGTAATAGCCATTCTGCCATTTGTAGTGACGGCTTCGTCGTTGGTTTGTATTGAGAAATCAACATCAGCGGTAAAGTTAAGAGAGCTAGATTTTGCGCTAACCCTCTTTATTTGAGCGTATCCAGATACCTCTGAAACACCACCTATATCAACAGCTAGTGCTTGTCCCTTGGTCGTTTTGAATGACACACAAAGTACCAGAACTACCAACACTAATAATTTTGAGCCAGTCATTATCTTGAGTACTCAGTTGTTGTATATTGAATGTCCGACTGCCACCTGTTTGGTCTAGGTAGAAGTAGCCTCCAGCGGATGCAGTTACACCAGTTCCAGTATAGGTAAGCGCGTTGTCAGAACCATCTATATCAACATAGTTCGTTGCCCCATCTATATTTATATTGGATGTAATTGTGTTGTTGGAGCCTTGAATTACCCAATCTAAGTCTAGGGTTGCCGCCAGCGCGGTAGTGCCTTGGTTTAGCACAAACGTATTACTCCCGCCTGTAACATCCACCTGTTGATTGCTTGAGTCGGCACCATAGGTATTGCTGGGGTCTACTTGGATGGTGAACGTATTACTGGAGCCAATAAAATTGTAATCTCCAATAAAGTTATCTGACCAAATATCACCAAAGAACTTGTTAGTCGCTCCAATCATATTGATATCCAGCGTCATAACATTTCCATCAAGGTCTAATGGCGTAAGGCTTCCAGCCGACGAACCTAAGCCTCCAATTAAGTTAGAGATGCCTAGCTGTTCAATATCAATGTTTGCTGTAGCTCCAGATTGATCTATATATATCTCGTTGTCAGCCGCGAACAATGACGAGCTAGATGCAAGCATAAGAATACTTATTACA